GTCTTCGTAACTTATTCACACAGGTGCTCACAGGGGATCGTATTGACAACATCATCGGCTTGAAAGGCATTGGCCCTAAGAAGGCAGAGAAGCTTCTACAGGATTGTAAAACTGAAAGGGAATACTACGATGCTTGTCTCAAAGCTTACGATGGTAATCAACTTCGTGTCGATGAAAACTTGAGCCTTCTATGGTTACGAAGAACACCAGACCAAACGTGCCCACATCTTTCCACAGCTCTGTAAGAGCGAGGACTAAAGGTATTCCCCAGAGCTTTTATCTCGTTGGATGCCAATGGACAGTAAAATTTACTGAAGACCTGACTGAGTACGGTAAGTGTGATTGCACAACATTCACTATCTACCTTCGCTCAGGCATGAACAAGAACTTTACTGAACAGACATTCTTTCATGAGCTAGTTCACGCTGTCATGTTTGCAATGGGGCACACAAGCCATGATGAAGTATTTGTAGATTCTTTTGGTGCTTTGCTGCATCAATATGAAAAAACAAAGTTGTAAGGACTAAGACAAGTGGTAACACGTAAAGCAATGGGTAAAAGAGCTGTAGCTTTGAAGCATGGCTTCAGATCAGGCTTAGAGGACGATGTAGCTAAGATGCTTACTGAGGCAGGTATTCCCTTTACCTACGAGAAGACCAAGATCAGGTACATCAAGCCAGCGAGTGAACACCAGTACACACCTGACTTTGTTCTTGATAACGGAATCATCGTAGAGACTAAGGGTAGATTCTTGGTCGCAGACCGTAAGAAGCATTTGCTCATCAAAAGACAACATCCTGAGCTTGACATTCGTTTAGTGTTCTCAAACAGTAAACAGAAGCTAGCTAAAGGCTCATACACAACATATGCTCAATGGTGTGAGAAGAATGGGTTCTTGTACGCAGACAAGACAATCCCTGAACATTGGCTTAATGAACAACGAAAGAAGGTATCAAATGGAACTAGATCTAATTAAAGAAAATGAAGACGGTAGTGCAGACTACGCTGTTAATCTGAGTCACGAGGAACAAGCACAGCTAATACGCTTTGCGTTCATTGAGATGCTGAAACGGGGCGTGGAAGAAGGGAAGAAATATGACCCTGAATGAGTATCAAGAACAAGCTTATAGCTTTGCTCAACCCTCATCTAAAGCCTTGAGTTACATGCTTTGGGGGATGCAAGGAGAAGTAGGTGAGCTGAGCAGTATCTTCGCTAAGTGGCGTCGTGATGACACCCATCTCGATATGAAGAATGTCAAGAAAGAGCTTGGCGATGTTCTTTGGTTCGTGAGCGGCATGTGCAGCATCTACGATCTCAGTCTTGAAGAGATTGCTCAGATGAACATTGAAAAGCTTGCTTCACGTAAAGAACGCAATGTAATCGGAGGGTCAGGAGATGATCGGTAAACAATATTATTCGTTTAATCTCTTGACACAGTACTTTCAACAGATCAACAAGAAACCTCAAATAAAGGAAGCGACAATGTTTAAAGACACGCTAAATTATTGGAAAGAAAAGTTCTCTCTATTATGGACAAAACCTGTATCGTTTACCGATAATAGAGAAATGGTCGAAGAAGACTATTGGACGTTTGAGATGCGTACAGGTGCTTGGGAGAACTTTGATGGTGAAGTAGTCCCTACCAAACATGACTTCATTGTGGACACTAGTGAGCGTAGTTGGATGGACACTCTAGATCAGATCTTAGACGTAATGGGTAAACATTATGGGTACAACATCAAAGAGCAGGTGTATTACTCAGTTAAATTTCCCTTAAACCGGATTGATGACAAAACAGGAGTGCCTTATGAAGGATATGGGCGTAGCTTAAATGATGATCGTTTGCAGCTCTTGTTGCTTGCCCATCCTGAGCTTTATGAGGCCGGTGAAGCAGAATGAGGATCTTAGTAATTCCTGACACTCAGGTACGTGAAAATGTGCCTCTAAAGCACCTTGAGTGGGCCGGTAAAGCTATTTGTGACTACAGACCTGACGTTGTAGTTCACATTGGAGACCATGCTGACATGCCTAGCTTGTCCACCCACGACAAAGCAGGCAGCAAGTTCTTTGAAGGTCTTCGTTACCAGAATGACATTAACGTAGCTAAATATGGAATGGAGCTGCTGCTTAAACCTCTTCGTGATCTACAGAGGACTCAGAAGGAAAGCAAACACAAGGTCTACAAGCCACGTATGGTACTGACTCTAGGCAACCATGAGAACCGTATCAACCGAGCTGTTAACAACAACCCTATGCTTGAGGGTTTAATCTCCACAAAGGATCTAGAATATGAGCGTGATTGGGAGGTACACGATTTCCTCCATCCTATTTTTATTGGAGGGGTTGGCTTTAGTCATTATTGGCCTGTGGGGGCTATGGGTCGTCCTGCTGCAACGCCCGCTGCGATCATTAGTAAGCTTCATCAATCATGTGTGGCAGGCCATCAACAAGGCAAAGCTATTGCGTACGGCAAACGTGCTGATGGTAAGTCTGTGTGTGCTATTATTGCTGGATCTTATTATCTTCACGATGAAGGGTACATGGATCAGCTCAGTAATAGGCACTGGCGTGGCTTGGTTGTCTTAAACGATGTACAAGATGGGCACTTCGATGAGATGCTGCTGTCTATTGAGTATTTAGAACGAAAGTATTCAAACAATGAAAACAACAGTTAAAGAGATCGAGGAATACATGTCTGGATTGAGTGGTGACAGACCCGAAGAAAATAGCACTAAAGGTGTAAAGTATGACGGTAAAAAGCTGCGTTACAGTTTATTACCTCTAGACTCTTTACAAGAGGTAGTAAAAGTGCTAGAATTCGGGGCCAAAAAATACGCCCCTGACAACTGGAAGTATGTTGACGATGCTGAGGCCAGGTATTGGGATGCAGCAATGCGCCATATCGTAGCTTACAAACTCGAAGACAAAGCCGACAGTGAGACGGGGCTTTCGCATCTGGCACACGCTATTTGCTGTTTACTATTCCTGATTAACTTTGACAAGAGCGAAACATGAAAGACGATGTAACAGCCTTCTGGGATGCAGCAAGGGCTAAATGGCCCAAACCTGTTCCTCCTCTAAACCGTACTGCTTTGCACGATCAGCTTCAACTGATGCAGGCTATCAATACGATTCTTTATCTAATGTCTAAATACGAAAATAAATGAACAACACAACCATGACCCCCTACCAGACTTACATCGCAAAATCGAGATATTCCCGATACCTAGACGACAAAGGTCGCCGTGAGCACTGGAGCGAGACTACAGCTCGTTACTTTGACTTCATGCAAGACCATTTAGTTAAGAATAATAACTATATCATGTCCCATGAGCTGCGTACTCGTCTTGAGAAAGCTGTGTTGAACTTGGACGTGATGCCTTCCATGCGAAGTATCATGACTTCAGGTGATGCCCTTGAGCGTCAGAACGTAGCTGGTTACAACTGTTCGTACATGCCTATTGACGACCCTAAGGCCTTTGACGAGGCTATGTACATTCTCTTGTGTGGTACAGGTGTAGGTTTCTCTGTGGAGCAGAAGTATGTCAGCCGTTTACCTGAGATTCCTGAAAAGCTTTATGAGTCTAATACTGTGGTTCACGTTAAAGACTCCAAAGAAGGATGGGCTAAATCGCTTCGTCAGATTATGGCCTTGCTATGGGCTGGAGAAGTCCCAAAGTGGGACGTATCTTCGGTGCGCCCTGCAGGAACTCGCCTCAAGACCTTTGGTGGTCGTGCAAGTGGGCCCGAGCCGCTTGTGGAACTCTTTAAGTACGTTACGCTTAAATTCAAAGGTGCTGTTGGACGAAAACTTACAAGCTTGGAAGCCCACGATATTCTATGTAAGATTGGGGAAGTCGTGGTGGTCGGTGGAGTTCGACGATCAGCAATGATCTCCCTGTCTGACTTGGGTGATGATCGCATGGCTCACGCTAAAGCAGGTAACTGGTGGGACGGTAACGGTCAACGAGCCTTGGCTAACAACTCAGCAGTGTACGATGTCAAGCCTGACGTAGGCCAGTTTATGCGTGAATGGAGCAATATCTATGAAAGTCACTCAGGTGAGCGTGGCATTTTTAACCGATACGCTTCGGAGATTCA